TCACGCGTTCCCATCGGTCAGGGTCCAGCTCGTGATCTGCACGAGCTGGCCGGCGTTGATCGTGGTGTTGTCGATCTCCATGTCGCCGCCGCCTCCCGTTGCCGTGACGGTTCCCTGCATGTGACAGGTCGTGCCGTCCGAGGCGTAGAGGCGGAAGTGCGTGGCCGTGCCGGTGTTGTCGGCGGCGCTGTCCTGAATCGGCGTGCCGCTGAAGCTCTTGCTGGCACCCGATGCGGCCGAGGCCCAGTCGGCGGCGAGGTTGAACGTCGCCAGCACCGTGCCGGTGTCGCCCGCCGCGCAGCTCGCCGGCGGCGAGCCGGTGCGAATCTTCACGATGGCGGATGCGCCAACCACGGTTTCGATCGCGTCGAGTCGCGCATTCCGTACGGATGTGCTGAGCTGGATGGTCATGGTCAAGCCCCCCGCCGCCCGCCGATGCGGGCGGTAAACGAAGTGATCGGCGCGAAAAGCATCACGCGCCCGCGTAGTCGGCCCGCACCATGGCCGGCATCACACCGGCCTTGATGCGCCACTCCTCGCGCTGCATCTGATCGACCGCCGCGTTGAGCAGCTGCGCCCAGGTCTGGGCCCGCGGGTCGTTCATCAGGTACGGCTCGGCTTGCAGCAGCGTGCCGTAGAGGTAGATGTCGGGGTGACGCCGGATCAGCCAGTTCCCGCCGTCGCCCGCGTTGGCCAGATCGAGCCGCTGGTAGTAGTCGATCTCCACCGTCAGCCCGGCGACGGGTATCGGCCAGAGCCGCAGCGCCGCCTGCAGGTCTGTCCAATAGCGTGGCGTTCCCGCGTCTCCGCCCAGCGCCTCTATGCGATCCGGCGTGAGGTACTCGAGCACGGCCGGCGGATCGCCAAGAATCTTGATAAAGCGGATCTCCAGAAGATCGGCCGGCCAAGTGTAGTATGCCTGCCCCGCGACCGTCGCCGTCTGGGCCCGCTGCTCCATGGCCCGTACCCGGAACTCGCGGTTGCAGGCCGACTCGGCCAGCGCGACGAATTCCGGAATGCGGCTGGTCAGGTCATCGCGCGCCAGCCAGTTGGCCGTGGCAACCAGCAGGTCGTTGTAGTTCTGGATCGCCATGCTTCATACCCTTCCCGGCGCGGTGCGCAGGTGACGCCATTCCGGATCATTCAGCAGGCGCCGCAACCAAGCCTCGTTGCCCTTCGCCAGCGGATCGGCGCCGAAGCGTTCGATCCAATGCAATTGCACGGTCACCGGAATCGAGGCGATGCGGCGCAGCTCGCGCGCGGGCGAGTAACCGTCGCCCGACGTCATCGCCCGCTTGTTCGCCTCGATTGCAGGCTCCACATCGGCCAGGCGCTGGACGGTGAAAGTCCCTGCCGCCTCGTCGACATGCAGGTACTCGGCCACACCGTCCGGCGTGACCTCGACCAGCCGGCCGCCCATCAGAACTCCACCGGCACCACATTGACGAGTGTCGACGCGGACTCCTGCAGGTGGGCGAAATGCGTGAAGGGCTTGACCGCGAAGACGACCGGCGCGCCGGGCCCGACGAGGATGTCGTTCACCGTCGCCGTCACGCCGGTTGTGCCGAACTTGATGTAGGCCGTTGCCTTGGCCGTGACCATCACGAAGCGCGCGCGGCTGCCGTCGGCCGCGTTTGGGATGGCGACCGCCGCGGAGCTGGCGCCCGTCGTCACGGTCGTGCCGACCGCCGCCACCGTCACTGCCGGGAAACTCGCCATGGCCTAGACTCCCACCGGCACGTAGTGGATGTAGGCGAATCCCGCCAAGCCCGAAGAGGCGCCCGAGGCCACCGAAGCGGTCACCCATTTGCCGGCGGCAAGCCGCTGGTCGGCCTTGCCGTTGGTGCCGGCATTCTTGAAATTGGAATAAAGCCCCGCCGTCGCCACGGACACGCCGTCCACGAGGTTGTCGCTTGACGTGCCGGCGCTGGTCGCCGTCGTGCCAATGTCGACCGTGCAGGCGCCAGCGGACTGCGTGGTGACGTCCAGCTCCAGTCTGGTCACGATGATGTCCGTGTTGGTCGGAGCCTGCCACGAGAACACGCCGCCGCCGGTGTCGACGGCCGCCAGCGGAACGCGGACGATCACCTCGCCGCGATAGGAAAGACCGCCCGAGCCGGGGCCGCCGAAACGCCCCTGCGTCACGGCGCCATAGTCGCTGCGCAACTCGGCCGAGCCGTCGTCGCGCTGCACCAGATTCACGCCCATGCATTCGTCCTTTCGATGAAATGGCAGCCGGCAGCGATCGACCGGGGCCCCCACCCCGGCCGACAGCTGACGGCTGATTGCCGATAGTCGAGATCAGCCCGTGGTCAGATCGGCGACGATGCCGCTGCCCGCCTGGTTGCGGGCCTCAAGCGTGTACTCGGCCAGCACCATGCCCTTCTCGGCGTCGCCGGTCTTGGCTAGGTCGATCGTCTGCATCTTGCGCAGGTAGCTGACCGCCCAAAGTGACGTGTCGAGGATGTGGCAGTCGCGCTCGCGCGAGAATCGGCTGGCGACGATCTTGTGCGCGCCGAAATCGCTCTCGTACACGTCGATCGTCGAGATCAGCTTGCGGTCCTCGGACTGGTCCAGCCGCGTGGCGTTGCCGGTGAATCCGCTGAACACGGTCTTGTTGAACGGTCCGACCATGATCAGGTCGGGATTGCCGCCGTTCGTCCAGCAGGACTGCAGCACCGTCTTGACCATCGACTCGGTCAGCGGCCGCTGCGTGCCGTCCGTCGCCGCGGCCGAGGTCGTGCCGTCGCCGCCGCCGGCGCCGCGGCTTTTGTTGGTCGAGTACCATCCGCAGAGCGGGCGCAGCTGCCGCGCCGTCGTCGAATTGCCGTCGGCCGGCGCCTGGTTGTTGCTTAGAATGAACTCGATGTCGCGCTTCAGCTCGTTCGACCGCTTGAGCAGCTGGTAGACGATCTCACGGTGCCGGCCCGCCTTGTCGACCGTGTCCTGCGTGCCCGACACGATTGCCGTCTTGTAGCTGATCTGGCAGCGGTTGCCGAGCTTGGTCGTCGCCGTCACAGCCTGGAACGACGTGATGTCGTCGCCTTCAAGCTGCGCGTTTGCGCCGGCGGCCGCCAGCGAGTCGACCTGCCATTCGTGCAGCGTCGCCGTTGCCTTGTTCGACCCGATTGCGGCGATGAACGGAGTGTCCTTCGGCGCGATATTGTAGATCTGGTCGCTCAGGTCCTCGCGGTTGCCCACCGACGAGAATGTCAGCGCCGTATTGGTGATGATGGCCATTGCTCTATTGATCCTCCTCGAGATGCGCGAGGACCGACTCGACCATGTCGTCGATGCGTCCGGTCCTCAGCGCGTTGCGTTTGAGCGCGTGCAGCCTGTCGGAGCGCCGTGCCGCCCCCTCGCGCGATGCCATCGGCGCCTGCGTGCGCGATGCCCCGCCTGTCCGCTTGCCCGCCAGCCGCTCCTTGGTTTGGCGCAGCCGCCGGAACTGCATCGCGTCATGGAAAACGCGAAGCAGCCGATGGTCTACGATCCGCGACTGCTCGTCGGCCGAGAAGCCCAGCTGCGATGCATAGGCGGACAGTTCCTCGGCGATCGCCGTTCGCTTGCCGGGATCGGCCAGGTCGGGGATAGCCCGCAGCAGCGCGCGTCGCTGCTGGCCGGTATAGGCGTCGAATGCCTGCGCCCGCACGGCATCCTCCCGCACCGCCATCTCGCGGCGCAGGCCGCGCGCCTGCTCCAGCCTGGCCGCGCGGCGGTCGAACTCCGCCCGCTTCTGGGCGTAGACCGTCGGCTGCTCGGCCGCCAGGCGCTCCCAGTCGATGGCCCGCCCCTCCGCCAGGACGGGGTCCACCGCCTCGGCGTCGGCGATGAAGGCGTCCAGCACCTCCTTCAGCCTTGCGCGCTCGGTTTCGAGACCCCGGCGCTGCTCGGCCAGGGCTGCCGTCTTGCGCGAATAGTCACGCTGCCGCGAATAGCCCTTGCGCAACTCCTCCAGCGTCACCCGCTCGGTCCGGCCGTCGACGACGACCGCGTGCAAAGGCTTGCCGGTCAGCTCCGCAACGGCTTCGGCGACAGAGTCGACCGGCGCATCGTCGACTTCCGTCCGTTCCTCCGGCGCCGCGTCGGCGCCGGCGACGCCCGTAGCTGGATCGGACGGCGTGTCGCCGGTCTCAGGCTCCGGCGACGCCTCCAGCTTGGCGATGATCGATTCCGCGACGCCGTGCAGGTCGCGGGGCTCGGCGGGTGGGCGCGCGCCCGTATCCGCGTCAAGATACATATTTCGATCCTTTCGTAAGTCTAGAAATACTGCATTGCAATCACGGCGGATCGCCGGCGGCGAATCCGCCCGCGCGGCGCTCGGCCGCCTCGTGCTCGCGGCGCAGCCGCTCGCGTTCCGCCAGCCGCCCTTCCTCGGCCAGCAGGCGAAGCTCTTCCCTGACGGCGCCGAGCGCGGTGAGGCGGAGGTAAAGCCACTCGCGCGCCTCGCGGTCTTGCGCCGGCGAGCCGCGCCAGGCCGCGACGATGTCCTGCTCCAGTCGCGCAAACGCGCCGGCAAGCGCCGGGTCCTCCAGCGCCGCCGCGGCGCGCCGGCCGCAAGTTTCGGCCGGAGACTCCAGCACGGCCGGTGCGTCAATGCTCATGAGCAGCCTCCATGGATGACGGCAAGCCGCACTGGCATGCCATCGATTGGCACGCCAAGGCGCAGCACTCCGGATTTCTGATAGAACTCCTAAATTGGCCGGACTCTGGCGGTGGCTGGCCTTGGACCGGCGAGACCGGTCCGCTTGGCCACGCGAGAGGTCAAGGCCGCCTGACGCCTTGTATTGCGCCGTGCACTCACTTCGCGCTTCTTGCCATACTTGGTGAGCTCGCGGTCGACTAGGCGATTGATGCGGCGCGACAGGACCGGGCCGATCTCTTTGCAGACTTGACGATGCGCTCCCCCGAGGCCTGCCGTCTGGAACCGGCGCCGACGCGTGTTATCGCGCCGGCGCCGGCCCCTCGGCCGCGCTCGCGCCCGGTGGCATGTCCGGCGGCACCCTTGCGGGTCCCCCAAGTGACAGGCCGCGGGTCATGCCCTCCTGCATGCCCATGGGCGGCGCGCCAAAGCGCAGCGCCGGTCGTCTTAGAGACGGTACTTCCCGCGACGATGTGGATTTCGGCTATTCCGACGATGCACCAGGAGTTTCCGGCGCCCGGCCAAGCACGACACCGCTAGCTTTTCCGTCGTCGCTTTCGTCGCCGCGCCTCGATTTCCAGCTTCTTGCCGTGACGCGCCAACTCGCGGTCGATTAGGCGGTTGATGCGTCGCGCCAGAACGAGGCCAAAGAAAGTCGGCACGTAACGCGGAAACCCCGTATCGCCACGTTCGCCGCCGACCCAGTGACACCTAACTCCAGCGCCTTCCAAGGCACCGCGAACCGCATCCAAAGCCAGGGTCAGCGCCTGGACCGAGTCGACGCCGAACGCATTGCGGGCGGACCTCATTCCAATTCCGCTCACGTGGTAGGCGCATCGCCAATCTCCGTCACCGTCAGGCTCCGGGAGGCCTACGCGCACGACGCATTTTCTCTGCGATGCCTGGTCACAGGAAAGCACCCGGCTGGCAACGACGGTGTCAATCTTTGGACGTCTGTTTCGCGGTTTGTTTGTCTTGCCCACGACCCGCCTCGTCAATCCGCCTTCTCCTTGCCATAGTGCCAGAAACACCATCCTCTGCACGCATTTTCACCGACGTGCTGAAGGGCCCAACATCCCGTCCTCAACCGTGCGTCGGGAATCGAGCGGCAGAAGTTCTCCCAGGCTCTGCCTCGTATGGCACAGGCGCTAAGACATCGGTTAAGGGTAGGTGGTGGGCCGGCCATTTCACTCGGCAAAGCTGCAGCTTCGACCAGGTCGCTGACGAGTGCGCTCTTGTCCCCCACCGCGGCCGTGATTTCTTGCGGCAAAGGAGGTCGCCCAAGACGACTAAGGAACGACTCGATGAAGCCGCCGAGCTCCTTGACGATGACCTCTTCCCCGCGTGCCCCGGCAACGAATCCGTCTCTTGTCTCGATAAGCTGAACGGCCCCTTGTGGACGACGCGCGGCGGGAAAGGCTGCACTAGGCGACCAACGGAAACCTTCCGTATGACCCGATGGGACCGCAGAATGCGTCGGTTGCCAATTCACCGCGGCTCCCCTTTCGCGCAAGGGGCGCATGCCGGCGCCGGCCCCTCGGCCGCGCTCGCGCCCGGTGGCATGTCCGGGGCGCCCCGCGCGAGCCCCCCAGGCGACAGGCCGCGGGTCATGCCCTCCGGCATGCCCATGGGCGGCGCGCCGAACTTGAGCGCCAACTCCAATCGCTTCAGCGCCATCTCGTCCTCGTGCTTGCGCAGCTTGAGGGCGATGTCGGCGTCGAGCTTGCGGTTCTCCAACGCCACGCGCGCCTGCAGCTCCATCGCCGCCGGATCGACCGGCGGCGGCGCGGGCGGCGGCGGCGGCGCCAGGTTCGGGTCGTTGAAGAATCCCTGCGCCGTCTTGATTCCGGCGTTGTGCACGATTTTCGAGGCGGTCTCGTAGAGATTGCGCGGCGACACCAAGGGTCCGGTCGGGCCGCCCTGAAGCTGCATCGCCTGCACCTGCTTGTCCCAAATCGCCATCAGGTGGCCGAGCTGCTGGTCGCGATTGCCGGTGCCGAGCCCGACCGAGACGCTGACGTCCATCTCAGCGTTCCACGCCCGTGGGTCGACCGCGATCCACTGGTTGCGCATCCGCACCACCCGCGCCTTGTCCTGGTGGCGCACCAACAGGCGCAGGATCAGCCGGAACGCGCGGCGCACGCCGACCTCGGCGAAGATCCGTGCGATCAGCTCGAGCCGCATCATCGCCGCGCCCATGATGGCGTTGATGCCGCTCGCGGTCTTGTTAAGCGAGTCCGCGTCCAGGCCCTGGTTGTACTTGGTCTGGCCGGTGCGGTTCTCGCGCACTGTGTCGAGGTACTCCAGCGCCGGAAAGGCGTTCTGGAATACCGGCGGCACGGCGATCTCGCGCATCGCATGCGGCTCCTTCACCCGGACATAGCCGCCCGGCTTGGACGACAGGAAATCGTCAAGGTTCACCTTGCCCTCGACGATCTCGGTGCGCGCATTGTTGACCAGGTACAGGTTATCCAGCATTTGCCGCAGGATCGCCGACTTGGTGAGCTGTACGTCCATCACCTTGTCGGCGGCGCTTTCGCCATGGAACTTGTGCGGGATCGGGTAGGGCGACCAGGCCGCGAAGGGATGGTCGTCGACCTCGTGATCCTCCAGCAGCAGCTCCGCTTGGTCGCCGGCGACAGTGATCTTGCGGTACTCCGAGATGCCGTCGCCGTCCTCGTCAAGCCGCAGGTAGCATTCGCTGACCCATACCTCGCGCTGGGAGTCGTCCGCCGCGTCGTCGCGCTCGACCGGCGACTGTTCGGGCCGTGCCCGCTCCTGGCGGTCCCAGGTGGAGTCGAATGCGCCCGACCCGCCGGCCGCGACGGCCGCCACCTTGGCGCGGTCGTAGCCCATCGCCACCAGGTCCGACACGGTGCGCCGGCAGCGATGCGCGCAGAACGGCCTGTCGTCCAGGGACACCCGCTCGCCATCGGTCAGGAATTCCTCGGGCGGCACGTTACGCACCTGGATGCGTCCGCCTTGGATGGTTCGGCGCAGCGCGACGCGATAGCTGGGCGGCGCGCCGATGTCCGTCGTCTCGCGGTCCTCCTCCACGATCTCGACCGCCGGGTCCAGGCGCAGAAAACCCACCTCATCGGCGGTCAGGCCCGAGTAGTCCTCGCGCACCGACTCGGTCGCCGTCTCCCACCACAGCTTCACGACGCCCACGCGCGCGAGCAGCCCGTCCTTGATCCAGTCGTGGAAGACGCGGAAGCCAGGATTGTCGACCGACCAGACGTAGTTCGCGTAGTCGGTCGCCTGGTCGGCAATGCGCTCGTCCTCCGGCCCCTTGGGTTCGAAGCGCACCACGTCGTCGCCGCTCACGAAGGGGCGCAAGATCGCCGGCAACATGCCGTCGACCACCTCGGCCACGTCGCGGCTGACGATCTGCGAGCGCCCGTCGATCTCGTTGCCGAACTTTTCGCCCCGGTAATAGCGCAGCGCCTTGGCCCGGTCGCGCGACAGGGTCGATCCCTGCCAGCGCAACGCGCGGTCGATCTTGCCCGCGATGATCGCGCGGATCTCGGCTTCGGTCTTGGCGGTCATGCGTTGCCCCGCGGTTTGATGGACCTGGACTTGCGCCGCTTGGCGCCGCGCTTGCGGCGTTTCGGCGCGGTGGCCTTCCGCTGCAGCTTTTCCGATGTCACCGGCAGCAGGACGGCGCGCACGCCGCGCACGGCCAGGCTTCCCGCCTCCGGGCGATGGCGAAACCGCAGCCGCGCCAGGTATTCCGCCTCCGCGCCGTCCCGCGCTTCGACGAATACGTTGACCCGCCGCCGTATGCGGCCGAGCCGCATCGGCCGCGTGGTCTCGACCGAGACCGCGTACAGCATCGACCCCTCGCGAAGATGGGCGGTGGCGCCCGAGCGGCGCAGCGCGGCGCCTCGATCGGTGTGACGCCGGAAACGACAACGCCCGCCCCGGTTCCCCGGCTGCGGGCGCAGTTCCCTATCTAGTGTTGAAGCCTATCATAGGATCATCCTGTGCGGAAGGGGGGATCCCCTAAAATATTTTTCATCAGACGCGTTCGCATGCGCGGCTTGCTAAGCCCCTCGTCGCGCCCCATTCGTGTAGCGCCGTACGGCGAGAGGCGATCATGGACTTGCGTTGACGACTCTTTCTGACAATGGACTGGCTGGATGCCTTGGCTTGGATTATGGCCTTTCTTGGAATCCCATTCAGTCCGTTTGAAGCCCAGTCATGGCGCGAAGTCGAGCACGGTCCCACTGGGAGCATCGCCGGACATCTTCCGCTGGGTCTCTTTTCTTGCCGGATCGTGGCTCGGAGAGAAACGTGGCGGCTGTCCTATCGGTCGGTGCGCGTTCGACGAACGCTCGCCAACGTCTCTTCACGACCCAAGAATTGATCCCAGCCGAATTCTGGGCCAACCATCATGATCACATCGCGGCCGAAACGAATTGCGATCTTGGTCGGATCGTTCGGCGGCGGCTTGCTCTTATGGTATGTCGTCCAACAGGCGACGATAGCGGTCTTCGGACCTGCTTACTATGGGGATCGGCAAGACTTCGAATTTGCCGCAGTGTATGTCACTATCGTCTTGCCGGTGCTTCTGCTGATTGAGATTGTTGCCTGGATCAGGGAACGCCGAGCCATGAGCCACCGTCGTCACGATGCTCAAGACCCGGTTCACGACCCCGGTTCTGCAGCATCCGACTCGCTTCGAAAGCCGCCTTGTTGATCGCGCCGCGGGCTATGTATTGCGCAATAGGCGTCATTGCATGGCCGCTCAAAGGGCCCATCACCGCCGCAAACAGGTCCCCAAGGTACCGTCCAGCACCGCGGCCGCGCCTTCCATGCCAGCGTGAAAGGCCCTTTGCCCGATGCTCATCCGCTCTCCCGCCAATTGTGCTGCTAGAATCTGCTGTGCCATGTCGGCCATACCTGCACCGAACGCTGCGCCTGACCTGCCCAATCGGCTGCCGTCGACACCAGCGCCGATAGGCGCCATGGCAGGACCGACAAATGAGGCGCCATATTTCACCGGCGCGCCGGGCGCAGTAGAGTAGATGGGCTCCTCCCATTTCGCCGAGCCGTCGCGATCGATGTAGAAGATGCGACCGTCCAGGACGCCATATCGCCGCATAGCCTCGGCTGGCTCCAGTTCAGGGAACCGCTCGCGCGAAGACGCCAATCTTCACCAACGGATCGCGTGGCAAAGAGGCGACGGCCTGCGTTCGCCAATCCGCCATGCTCCCAGTGACGCCGCTCGGTCTAAATCCGAGCTTCGCATAGATCGGCGCCATGGCCGACGCGTCCAGGCGCGATGCACCACCCAGTTCGTCGCGGTTGTCCGGCCGGTCCGGCGACGCGGCCTCGGATTGCGGACGCCACACGATGCTGTCGACCCTCTCGCGCAGCGACGGTTCACGCTCCGCGTCGACGCGGACACGGCGAACGCCATGGGCCATGAACTCCTCCTTTTCCTTAGCTGGCCGTCGCTTCCGGCGCGTCCACGCGCGCGGCAACACGGCGGATCGTTTGCGCCAGGGCGCGGCGGATGCGCGCCACGCGGGCGCGCAGAAACGTGGCGATCGTCTTCATCGCATCGGTCCTTCTCGATTGTGCGGCTTGGTGAAACGCAAACGCCCGCCCCGGTTCCCCGGCGGCGGGCGCACTACCTTATCTAGAAATGAACACTACCACAGGATCATCCTGCGCGGAAGGGGGGATCCCCTAATATATTCCTCGTCGCATGCACCGGAACGCGGTCACACGACATACGCCGTGTCGACCGCACGGCTCGGTTCCCACCAGGCCGAGCGGTCGGCCGCCGCGTTGCCGGCGAAAGTCAGGCAGAACGCGTCGGCGCGGTCGGGCGAACGGAGTCCGCGGCGCTTCATCTCGTCCTTCGATTCCACCCGCAGCTTGCCCGAAGATTCGACCGAGTAGCGCGGACCCGCGAGCTCGCCCACAAGCGCCTCGTCCGCCGGAAGGCGGCAGTCGCGCGCCGCCAGCCAGTCGCGTGCGCGGAACCAAAGCTCGTCGCGCAGCCGATGATAGCGCTCGCGCGCCGCCGGCGCCTCGGCCACGTTGACGCCGCGCGCGGGCAGACCCATCTCGCGCAGCCGGTCAGCCACGCCGGCGCCGATGCCGATCGCGTCGACCAGGATTTCGGCCGGTCGCGCCGCCGGCTTGGTCGCCTCCCACGCCTCGCGCACCAACCCCGCCACCTGCATCGCGTCCTTGCCGCGCCAGGTCCTGACCGGCTCGGGCACCACGTTGCCCACGCGCTTGGCGAGCGCCGAGGCGTCGTGGCCGTAGCGCGCCACATCCACGCCCCACAACGCGCGCGTCGCCACCGCCTCGACATCGCGCAGGACCGCGCTTTCCGCCAGTTCGAGCGCAATCACGCGATCCTCCGCGGCCAGCGGGAATTCGCCCAGGACGCGCACGCGGTAGACGTTGCTTTCCTCGCCGTAGGACGAGGCCATGCTGGCGATGTACTCCGTCGCCACGCGCAGGCTTTCCGCGCAGGGCACGCGGCGCGTCCACCACCGCCGACGGTCGGCGGTGAAGGCGCGGTGGAAATAGCCCTCGGCGCGGGTCGGATTGCCGGCCATCACGATCAGCGCGCCCGGCGTCGAAAGCGCGCCTTCCGCCACCTCGAACACCTTGTCGTCGATCCCCGAGGCCTCGTCGATCACGAACAACAGGCTGTCGGAATGGAACCCCTGCAGAGCCTCCGGCTGATCGCGCCGGCTGGTGCGCGCAAAGGCCGCGCCGCGCCACGGCAGGAAGTCGATGCGGTCCGCGCGGATCCTGATCGCCTTGCCGATCGCCGGCAGGCGGTCGCCCAGCGCGCGGTGCCACTTCGCCGCCTCGCCCCACAGAAGGTCGACGAGCTGGTGTGCGGTCGGGGCGGTCGCCGGAATTTTCGCGTCCGCACGCGTGATCCCGAACCACAGCATCAGCCACGCCTGCAGCGCCGTCTTGCCCACCCCGTGGCCCGAGCGGATCGCCAGGCGCCTCTCCCCGCCGGCGATCGCCGCCAGCGCGTCGTCCTGCCAAGTCTCCGGGACCGCGCCCAGCGCCTCGCATACGAAGCGTCGCGGGTCCTCGGCCCAGCATTTGAGCGCCTGGGCGACGGTTTCGACC